GCCGATTCACGCTGCCGGGCGTCCAAGGTCGCATGTGATCTCTGCCCCGAGCGCGTTCAGGATCTGGCTGGCTATCCTCTGAATGGTTGCCCCTCTGCCGTAACTATACTCGAGCTGCTTTATAATGGTGTCGCCCGCTACGATGATCTCTCTATTCTGAAACAAGTGCCCTTCAACGGCAACATCCCTCTACTCTATGTCGAGCAGTGGGGTGTTTTTGCGTCTTGATGAGGTTTCAACTAGTGTCAAAATGACGGGTGTTGACTGTAACAATTTATCGCAAAAAAGCGAAATACCGTAAAATTATTTGTCAAAATCTGCACAGTGTCATAGAAAGCCGTCATGTACTATGCGGAGTTTTGTGCACCCCTCAAATCGAGGGCTACTGCGACCACCTACCGCCTTTATCTGAACGCTATTGAACTTTTACCGATTTGGATAATGTTCATTGATCGTATCATCGATAGAATATGGATTTCGGCAGTCACTTTGTCCTCTGAGCTTTTCCAACCGTAATCATTTTGATAACAGTTCATCGACCCTCAACTTGAGGGGAGTTGAGCTTTTGAACTCCGAACGATTTGTTCGATGTTGTATAGGCATTGTCTTGAATGGTCCTTTTGGGGCAGCTCAAAATCCAGTCATCAAACGATATCCACAGCGCAGGCATTCTTATATTATACGGTAACACGATATATTCCGTTCGAGGTATACTTTTTAATTGTATCAATCCAGATAGAATCACACCGCAGCAGATGTTTTTCTCAATTATTTGAGATTTTTCACTAAGATCAAATCGTCGCCCATTTCTGATATGCGTCCTATTGGTGAAGGATTGACAAAGAGGAAGGTATTCGCTGGCGCTCATACCATTTAGATCAACTCCAATCTTGAAAAAGCTCACAGGTTCGCTTAGTCAAGATTTCCGTTGGCGTGATCATGTTAACCGAGCGTTTCTGTCCCGTCCTCATGCTTCGGCCGGTCAAGAAGCACTCGGCTAACACAACCACGCAAAAAATCAAATAAAGAAGTCGAATACAGAGCGGCACCTGTGCGCATATTTTTCACTTTGTTATATAGTACAGTGAATTTTGTGCGCATTTTACTGCTTTGTGACCCACCAAACGTTCTTATTTCGCAGTTCTCCATTTGTTGCGCGCTTTTTCTGTAGATCGTATCCATATTGCTGCAACCATTGACGTGCGCAGGTATAGCTTGGCAACGATTTCTCGGCGTGTCCATCTGCCTTGTTGTAGATGTGCCCCAGCTCAAAGAAGATCTTCTGCCACTCTTCGTAATAGCGCTCTTCATTCAGGTGGGCATCCAGATATGCAAGCAGCGGTGGTGGTTCAAGGGGTTCAACTTTCGCAAGCAGGCTTTCATCGATCTTTTTCAGCAACTCTGTCTGATACCCCTGTTCGAGCATTTGCAGCAGGAAAACACGTTCTACACGAGCCTGCAAGGTCGCACGTTTCCGCCAGCAGTATTCACCTTCCCGTGGGTCCAGAACGACTGTATGACTTTTTTTCAATATTTCCAGTGTTTCAGGCTGATGCAGATATGCCTTCCATGCCTTCTTATCATCAAACCATTTTCGATATGCCTTGACCGGTTCCAGCTGATACTTCTCGATTTTTTTAAGTTCTCCTTCCAGACGTTCTTTGGGGTAATGCAGCAAATATACCGCGCAGGTATCCCCCTCATCCAAGGGACGTTTGCGGCCAAGGATCTGTGCATTAACGAGCGGGTTCCACAGTTCACTGACAATATATTTCAGCGCACGGTCTTTCATATCCACACCATTATAGAGGGTCGTTGTGGTCAGTGTGACCTGATGCTGCAGAACATTGCCCACGAGCACATCATCCAGTTTGTCAAATTCCTCCGCTTCCTGACGGTATTTGGAGCACAGGCACGCCACATCCACTATGCCATCTGCTTTCAGAGTGTCCCGCAGTTTTCGCAGCTTGGCGATGGTATTCACAAAAACAAGGATCTTTTCTCCCGGCTGTACCCGGCGGATGATATCCAGCTCGTCATCGTCACGGTAGAAGAACTTCACGCTTGATACAAACCGATAATCCATCGGCAGACGATAATGCTGTCCCTCTGGGATCATTTTCCGCAGCTCCCAATAATCAAAGAATGGGCGGGCGGTTGCGCTCATAAAGATGCAGGTCTTCGTTGTCCACAGCTCTTTAATAGCCTCATAGCTTGCATCCACATGATCGTTGAAGCTGGCATCCGTTACCATGTAGTGATACTCGTCTGACACGATATAATCAAACGATCTCAGATAAGTTTTGGCGGCATCTTCATTCCTTTGCAGGAAGGTTTCCAGCCACTGGTATGTTTCAACACGGATGGTGTGCTCATACTTGTTATCTATGGCGGGTTTGTTGACAATTCCTCCAAGCGCGGGATCATAGTCCTCGTAGGATACCTCTATACTCCCCAAACGGTTCACATCGCGCTCGATCTGGCTGCGCAGAGCTTCGCGATTGCACAGGATCAGGATACGCTTACGATGTTCATATGCCCACGGCAGCAATGTCTTCAGAATAAAATAGGTCTTGCCGGAGTTCGTGCCCGCATCAAGCACCACGATCCCATGCCAGTTCTTGTAATCCTCACCAACAAAATCTGTAATATACTGTTTTGCAGGCTGTGGAGTTGCCCCGGCGGTTTCCGGTTCTTCCTCTGGCACAATGGGATCAAGCTGTTCGTCGGCCTCCTTTTTCTTTTTGCGAGAGGCCTTAATACAATCCAGAATCTCCTGCAGTTTTTGCTGTCGTTCTTCTTCCGTCAACGAGGCAGGGTCAATGTGCTGCTCCTGCTCATACTCCCGTTGTGCCTCAGCCAGCTTCAGATAGAAACCATCGAATGGCCAGCGCTTCTCTTCATCACTCATATTGATCCGCGTCTCCTCTTTTGATTTCACTATACCATATCATTTCGTTTTGCTCAAGGGACATTGACCCATTTTTACTTTCCCTCCCCCTTCCCCATCTTGATCTTATCTCCGTGGCGATTTTTGCGGGTCAGCTGCTCTAGGGGGTTCAGGGCGTCATAGTTGGCTCTCAGGTCGTCCGCATACAGTGCCACATACCGCCGGGTCATGGTAAGGTCAGCATGTCCCAGAAGCTTTTGCAGACGGAACGGGTCGCCGCCAGCTTGGATATACAGTTTGGCGTAGGTATGCCGGAACAGGTGCATAGAGGTCTTCTCCACGCCTCTGCTATGATTATAATTCCAAATCGCATTACCGAGCGAATTCAGGGTCATCTGGTTGCCATACTCCGAGACAAACAACGGGGCTGCAGGGTCGCTGGTACGGTGCTCAAGATAGTCCTCCATGATCTTGACCAGTGCCTTAGAGAGCGGCACGATCTGCTGATTACGCGCCTTCATGTGGCGGAAAAACACTGTCCCGGCGGAAAGGTCCAAATCTCCGATCTGCAGGTTGAGCAGCGTAGACGCACGGCAGCCGGTACCAAGCAGGAAGTTGACTATGACCCAGTTGCGGTATTCAGCAAAGGAGCATGTCTTGCAGTCCGGTTCCTTCAGCAGCTTCTGCAGCTCATCGGTGGTGTAGGGTTCCTTGATTGGATCATCGGCACGCACCAGTCTGATCGGATACTTTTCCAGATAGCCCTTTTCCATGCACCAGTACAAAAACGCACGCACCATACGGAGGTTCGTATTGATGGTCGTATCGTGGAGCTGCTGGTCCTTCATATAGAAGATATAGTCCTCCACCGTTTCCTCTGTGATGGTATGGATGGGCTGTTCCGTATCCCCCAGAAACCGAAAGAAGCTTCTGCCCTTTGCGGCGTAGAAGTCGAGTGAGCCTTGGGAGAGGTTCTTGAGCCGGTTGTACTTTTGGAACCTTTCAAAGGCCTGTTGGATGGTGGGGTTTGCCTTGGCAGCGGGTCTTAAATCACGGTTACGCACGAGAGAGACTCCTCCTTTTTTCGCGAAAAATCCCTCTCGCCCGCTCAGCGCTTCCAGAAAATGGAACAAAAAGAAAAAGCTCAAAATCATTCGAATCAACGAACAATTCTGAGCTTTCACATGCGGCGGAAGTGGGGCTGTACGAACAAATCTCCCGTCTGAACAATCATCGCCCTTTTCGGCTTCCCCCGATGAGGGCGGCGACCCTAAATTTTTTCGGCACTCTAAGTGTACGGTACGAACTCTTGGCTCCAATGTAACCATTCAAATGGTCGGGAGCGTGTTCGTTCTGTACTGCGAGATACCAACTCGCCAATAATGGTAATCCCCGGTTCTTTCATGTTTTTGGTGAAAGAGCCGGGGATTTTTTGTTATTTTTACCCGTTTTTCGGAAGAATTTGCCGAAAGTAGTAGTTTCCTGCCAAAATCCAGCTAAGCCGATTTGAAATCGGTAGAATTTTGGATAAAGGAGATTGGCTTATGATTAGGATTTTACTGTCAACGCGTCTCGGCGAAAGGCGCATGACGCAAACGGAACTTGCCCGCGCAACCGGCATCCGCGCTCAAACCATCAATGAACTGTATCACGACTTTGCAGAAAGAATCAGTCTTGACGATCTGGATTTGATTTGTGAAGCTCTGGATTGTAGCATTGATGAGTTGATTGTCCGTGAACCCAACGAGGAGCTTCGAGTCACGGAGGTGCGCCGGATCCCGAAAACCGTAAACAAGGCCCGAAAGAAGTAAGTTGTTCTCCCCTGCCCGGATACACAATCCGGGCTTTTTATATAAATATATTTGTTTATTTTATCATCTATTTTCTTGATAAAATATCGGTTTCGCTGTTGTCTTTCAAGGCAAAAAGGAAGATACTATAATCACAGCAAGGGAGTACGACCGGAAGGCAAGGGGCGAAGTAAGAGCCGGGAGCGCAGTAAGTCGTGAGCGCATGCTAAGTCAGTAACCCACTCCCCTGCTGATTTTTATTTTATCTTTTCAGCCAAAGAAAGAGAGGGCATTATGAAAAAGTTTGATCTGTCCGCCATCATGCGCAAGGCATGGAAGCTGTATCGAAAGGGCGTTGCCGCCTTTTCCGAGTGCCTGCACCGGGCATGGAACAGTGCAAAGGCCGAGCCGATCAACGCCCAGCGCATCGAGGAAGCCCAGCAGGCCGCCGGGGTAGCCGAGCCGGTGAACACTTGGGCAGGCTGGAAAGCCGCCGGGTACATGGTGGAGCATGGCGAAAAGGCCCTGTTTCAGGCTGTGCTTATCCACAGCAGCAAGGGGGACGGCCAGACCTACCGGGCATCGTTCTTTGGCGCTTCTCAGGTAAAGTCCTTACCCACGGCATAAAGAAAGCCGCCAGCGCTTCAAAAACACTGGCGGCTTTTATCATACCTCTGTTCCATCCGGGAAGCGGAAGTTCACAACAAGTTCTGCGCCCATGGCCTGCGCCATCTGCTCCAGTTCTTCATACTTGAACTTTCCTGTTTTCATTCGCTGGTTGAATGCCTGCGGGGTGGTGTCCATCCGCCGGGCAAGTTCAGCTTCTTTTACTTTGGCAACAGCTTCAGCCATTTTGATTTTCGTTGGGAAATCCATGCTCATCACCTCACCGCAAGTATAAATGATTTCCTGTATTTTGTCAAGAAATATTTTCAAAAATATAGGTTTTTCTTTAAGAAAAGCCTTGACATTATAAAGGAAATCCTGTATAATATAGGTGTCAGGAGGAGCGGAAAGCTCACCGGAAAGGAGAACAGACCGATGGATGAAAAAACAAAAGCTCTGAAAGAGCTGCTGGAAATCTTGGTCGAACATCCCGATCTTGCAGAGCGGATAACGATCACGATTAAACCCAACAGAATCATTCAGAGCAACGAGACCCCCACGGATAACAAGTAATCCGTAAGAGCAGGGCGGCGGGTAGGAGCCGCCGCCCTCGCTTTTTAATTATAACCACCCACCGATGAAAAATCAAGGAGAATATATATGAACAGAGAGCGCAGAAAGGCCCTGCAGGCCATCGTTGACCAGCTTGAAACCCTCCAGATGCAGCTTGAGGAAATCCAGACCGAGGAAGAAGAATACCGGGACAACATCCCTGAAAACTTCCAGAGCGGCGAGCGGTACGAGCGTACCGAGGAAATCTGTGAAAGCCTGTCCGATGCGGTAAGCAGTCTGGAAGATGCCACCAGCAGCATTGAAGAAGCGATTGAGTAAGGAGAAGCGCCATGACCATCCGAGAGTTTGCAAAACTGAACAATTTTCCCATCAAGGGCAAGCTGACCCGCATTCCTGATGAGGTCGAATACGACTTCAACGACCAGCCGCACAACTGCAAGCGGTACGTTGACGAGGATTTCAATGAATACGGCATCCATGAGGACGGCTTCATTGTTGCCATCCCCTGCGAAAAGGCTTGGGGGTTCAGTACCAAAGAGAAGTCCCGGATTGCCGCCATGATTGAAAAAGAACGCATGGAAGCCCGTCAGCGGCGCGGCTCCTATGAATGGTAAAGGAGTAGACCATGAAAATTTCCGATATTCGCGCTTCCCTCAAGCGTCTGGCCGAAAGGCTGGACAACCAATGGGCATACGCCCAGACCTCCATCAAAGATGACATTGCCGTCGGTCAAGTCGAGTACAACGATGATGGGGAGCGGCTCCCGATTGAGCCGGAAATCAGCTACTACGGCATGATTGCCGCATTTGAAACGCTCGGCGGTGAGTGGAAACGCAGCTCTGATGGCAAGCACTGGCTGATCTGGATGGGCGTGGCCGCGATCGCACCGCAGGATAATGAGGTATAAGCAATGTGGAAGCAAGGATATATAACCATTGATGGGCACACGTTCCGCTGGGAAGCAAAAGTTTATGAGCAAGGAAGCGTTTTCGGCATTGACAACGGCCGAATTTCAAAGCTCTGGCTTGCCGAGTATGTTGGCGATCCGACTTCCAGCATGTGCAAGGAAGCTGCCTGCTATGAACGCGGCTGGGAACACCGGCCCGACACCCCGCAGGCTCAAGCCGCCGTGAAACAGCTCATTGAAAAATACAATTAAACAAAAAATCCCCCTGCGCTGGCCGATGAAGTCAACGCAGGGGGATTTTGTATGCCGCCGGGGCTGCGAAATGTAAAAATCAAGAGTGGAACATCTTTTTCAAGATATGCCGCTCTCTACAAAAGCCCTAGCTTTTCAAGTGGTTCTATTTTAGCTGGCGTTTATGTATCTGTCAAGCCTTTTTGGTACTCAGCGCCGCAGTCATAGCGTCAAAAGCGCGCTCAATGACCGCATCCAGCACTTCATCCGTGATTGCCCACTGGATGATGGCCGGGCATTTGGCGCGGAGGGCGGCGAAGACCTGCTTTTTCTTCTTCGCCCCCTGCCCCGAACCCATAATGGACTTTTCAGCCCGGTTCACCAGATCCAGCGCCAGATTCTTAACAGTAGCCTTGTAGCCCAGCCGGATACCGCCGACTGCCAGCGAAACAAAACCCGCCGCCATCAGAATGACAGCGACAGGCACGGGAATAAAACTCAGAATAGCTTCCATGATGGTTTCCTCCTATGTCACAGATACTTGTTAGCCCCAGAAATTGCCCGCCAACTGGCAGGGCCGCAGATGCCATCCACGGCCAGCTTGTGCTTCTCCTGCACTTTCAGCAGGGCGTTTTCGGTTTTTTCTCCAAAAATGCCGTCCGGGGTCAGCCCCAGCAACCGCTGGAGCATCTTCGTGGCAGTTCTGTTTACATCGCCCACGCTGCCCCGGCGGATTGTCGGCAGGATGAACGTGTTGTAGGTCGTGCTGGGATAGTGCTTCGGTGCATCGCAGAGCCACGTTGCCTTTGTGTCGCGGGTATCAGTATGTACGATGGCGCAACCATCATACCAGTAGATACCCACAGCCTTGAAGTACTGGGCGGCGATGATGCCCAAAGCCACAGGGTTGATGTCGCGGTCTTTCATGCGCCAGTCAGCCGCCATCCCATAACGGTGCTTGCTGCCCGAACTGCCTTTAACCGCCGCATTATGCGGAATACAGCGGTAGCCACTGGTACTTTTGATGGGCTTACCCAGCTTTTCCCGAACAGCCTGCATCTTCTCTACCAACTCCGAATCCACCATCTGCCGAGTACACCCGCAGGGGCATTTGAACTCCTCACGGGTAAAATTTTTGCTCAGGGCAGATGTGTCGCTGGCCTGATAGACAATGACTCTCATGTAAAAAACCTCCTTCAAGAGAAGTCGTGCTTTTGAAGCCGCTCGTTGTACACCCGCTTGATATTCGCTACTGCACAGATGCAGCGGTTGTTTTTGTAGTCGGGGTGACTGCGGCAGTAGTCCTCATAGGCATCAATGACGGCCAAAATCTCGATAAAATGCTCCCTCGTGTGGTGCTTATCATCAATCAGTTCGTCATTGAAGCGCAGGATCTGGGTACGCAGAAGATTGGCATTGCGCTCATCATCAACTTGGATATGCTCCTCCAGCTTTTTCTGGGTCTGCTTCTGCTGTTCCAGCACTTCAGCATTCAGGGCGTGTCCGATGATTTTCGCAAGCCTGCTCCACGGATTGATCTTGATGGGCGAAACCTCAATGAGCGAGAGCAGCACCAAAACCATCCCGCCACCGCTCCAGAACAATTCTTTCAGATTCACAGCCATCCCCCTCACTGAACCAGCGCGGCGATTGCCTGCAAATCAAAAATCGGAGCATCAAAAAACGCTCTCGCCCACAGCCAGTAGTCTTCGGACTCCGGGCGGCGGTACTTTTGGCAGAGTGCCGATGCCCAAACCCGGTTCCAGCGGGTCTGATAGTCCGCATCTCGACGCTCAAGGCTCCGCTGGATGTTTCCTACCAGATCCCCGCGCAGGGTGCCGTTACCGTCATCATCCTGCACAAAGCAGTCCATGCCGTTCTGGCTCCCTACAGCACACACGCGCTGGTTTTTGTGCATAAGAAATCCGTCCTGACAAGTCAGGGCGGTTCCATAGGGAATATTCACTTTTCCATCTATGCCGTCGAAGCGCGCCCGGCGGCGGGCGATAAAGCGTTCATGCTCCATAGGTTAGACCTGCTCTTTCTTCTCGGTCTTCTCGGCGAGCAGAGCGGTCAGCTCGTTATACTCGTCCTCGGTCAGCTTGTTGGCAGCGTAAAAGACATCCAGCTTGGTTGCCATGCCAGCGGTGTTGCCCTTTTCGATCATGCGCTTGCAAGTACGATACAGCATTCAGTTCACCCCCTTTCTCAAGAAGCATCAGTATCATCAGTGATGCCCAGCTCCAACAGGGTCAGGCGGTACGCCTGATCCACGTTGAGAGCATCGGCATCTTCGATGGCGGTTTTGGTTTCCGTGACCCAGCTTCCAATATCGGTCTGCTCCAGCATAACGCTTTCCAAATCGTCCCCCATAGGGTCACGATCGAGCAGATGATACGGTGTGCCGGCATAAGAAATGCCCGAAGCATCAGGCTCCGGGCAGAGGATATAACAGCCGTTGTCGGCTTTTTTGATATAGGTCACGTCCTCGGTCAAGGCAAGGACGGTGCCATCACTGGCTTTGATGATTTTGTTGAACAAGGCACTCTACCTCCAAAAATTGCATAGCAAAGCCGCCGCAGGCGCAGCAGCCGCCCATGGTCATCAAAATTTTTATAGTAGGCTTCTTGGCAGTTCATATACTGCGCTACCTCCTGCAGGGTACGTTTCCCGGCCAGCCATTCACGGTGGAACAGCTTCAGTTTTCTCCGTGCGCGTATCACGCCGTCACGGCTACCATTGACTTTGATTTTCCCGGTCTCGGTCAAGGTAAAACGAGCCTTGCACCAGCGGAAAGGCTTTGTCAGAGGGATGATCTTGCATTTCTTCTTGTTGACCGGGATGCCGCGGATTTCAAACTGGCGCACGATAGCGCGGCCCAGCTTTTTCAGATCTTCGATATCCGGGAGAATGATGCAGTAATCATCCATGTAGTGTCCTGCGCTATGCGTGGACATCTGGCATTTGATCCAGTTGTCCACAGCACTGGGCATCGCCGCCATTTCCTGCTGGCTCGGCTCAACGCCCAGCGGCATCCCACGGCCCGGAAATTCGCCGGGCGCAGTATCAATAATGGTATCTGCTATCCGCCGAAAATCAGGGTTCAGGATATACCGCTGGTGCCGCTGATAGATGATGGAATGGGGCGCATAAGGAAAGAACTTCTTCAGGTCGAGCAACAGCACCCCGCCCGCACGGCCATACTTGCGGTAATGCCGTGCCAGCTGCTGTTTGATGCGCTTGATCTGCCAGTGCAGTCCCTTACCAATCCGGCTTGCACCGTTGTCATAGATCATGCTGGGGTCGTAAAGCGGCTCCAACACTTCCTTGCTGATGACCTTGTGGATTTGTCGGTCTGTAATATGAGGAGCGTCAATCCCACGAATCTTGCCGCGTTCGCAGACCGTGAAATGAACGTATTTCTTAGGCCGCCACCTTTTGGCCAAAATAAGCCGCCGCTGCTTCGCTGTGTGGGAAAACAGATGCCGCTCAAAGTTCTGCGTGCTCTGCTTCCAGCGTACACCGTTGCAGCATTTCCGGCCGTATTTGAACATCGTGTGGTAACTGAATACTTCTTCCAACGAACCGAGGGCGGCACAACGAGCTTCCTGTCTGGCTCGGCGTGCTGCCCGGCGGCGCTGGTATCGTGCTTCATGGCGCTCCTGACTTGTCATAAAAGTATTCGCTCCTCGTACAGATGAATTGTAGGGCATCGTCTAATCTGCTTTATGCCGGCACATGAAACGCGGTAAGATGCATCCCGCGCCATGCAAGAAGCGTCCGTGTCAGCATATCGAAAAGCAGTTTTAGAGGTTTGACCCTCAGGGAAGTACCTCTCCTTTTGCTATGGTCGTCTTTCACCTATGGCTACTCCATGTGACCAAGCATTGCAAAATCCGGGCACAACACCATACGCATTGTTAGCGTTGTTATAGTCCAACGACCCCGACGACGAAACCGCGCAGAAGTAGTTGTTGTTGTTGATGTTGTTGTAGTTCGGCGACCGCAGCCACCAGACCGCCGCCGCAGGAATTGACAGAGATACACCCACTTAAAAATCAGGCTTTCCGATTGACCGTTCCGATCATGCCTTGCAGCAGGTCGTTTTCCTTGTCAATCAGCTCACCCAACTTTTGAGCCATTTTGTCCAGTCTTTCAGTTGCTTTCTTCGCATCGACACTTTTCCCTGATGGAGTTGTGAAACATCCCTGCGGGTTCTGGGTCATGATGAGATAGCAGTGAGTCAACCGAACATCCAGCGCCATCAGGGATGCCCGCGCTTCCAGAAGATGTGCTTTACGAAGCTGGCGCCGCTGATCGTCGGAGGGATAGATGCTGTTTGCCTTTTCGGCGTGGTCGATCACCTCGCCTGCCAGCTTTGCAACCGGTTCTGCAATCAATCTGGAATACCTTGCGGAAATGCGGGTCAGGAAGTTTATCGTTTCAATGTAAATCGCGTTGGCGACATTCACATACTCCGCCTTGCTTTCTGTGCGCTTGGATTTCAAAACTGACATGATACTTTAGTCTCCTTCGGGGTCATCGAGATCGATTTCCCCTTGCTCTCGCTCAACTTCTTCCAAATGCTTGAGCAGCACATACTCTATGTAGTTCGTGATGGACCGATGTTCTTTTGTTGCTAGAACGCCGATCTTGTCAAAAACTTCATCGGACAGGCGCAGTGTAAAGACGCGCTTGTTAGTTGCCATACAATACCTCCTAACAAACAGGTTTTGAAAGTATTGTATAGCGTTTTTCGTGCCGTGTATGCACTCATAAGACAGTTGAGTGATAGCACTTTCAGTATCTTTTTTCAAAAAATCGCGCGGGGCGCTGACGCGCCCTTTGAATTTTTTGAGGAAAGTTTGCTGTTTTCCGCCCACTTCCGTGGGCTTGAGTAAGTCGAGAATCCCTGCGGGGGATTAGACAACAAAGCCGGGCACAACACCATACGCATAGTTAGCGTTGTTAAAGTCCAACGACCCCGACGACGAAACCGCGCAGAAGTAGTAGATGGTGGTGATGCCGCTGGAGTACGGCGACCGCAGCCACCAGACCGCCGCCGTTCCGGTGGCGGAATGTTTATTGGCAACTTTGCTGTTACCCGCTTTGAAGTAATCGTACTGTGCCTGATAGTTCGGCTCCGCATCATTGCAATACTGGTGCGTTGCAAAGACCTCATACTCGGACAGCAGGAACAGATAATCCGTGGTAGAGGACACGTTGCTTGCAGTATTGCCGCCACCCTTATTATCCGTATACTTCGTGCAGGACTTCATCACCGCCCGCAGGTCGGCGGGGAGTGCAGCCAGCAACGTGTTGGCGGTCGGGCTGGTGGGAGAACTTGCGCTACCCAGTACCTTGCTCCGCATCTGACTGCTCCCCCAGCCGCCAGAGTTCGTGTTGCTGGTGTTCATCGTGAATGCGCCAGACGTGGAAGTCGTGCTGCCGTAGCTACTATCCACCAGACCAACAAACTTGCCGCTGATCTTGCCCAACAGGAAGTGGATGCGGTTGCTGCCCTCCTTGCCGGAATTGTGGTTGAAACCGATGATAAAGGCATCAACTTTCAAGCTGGAGATCGTAGTCGCACCCACCTTGCCATTGATTGTCACGGACTTCGTGGCACCAACAGACCAGTAGTTTGCACCCTGACCAGCATCGCTGACGGCCTTGATGACTGCCCAACTGTTGCTGCTGAGCGTTTTGGACACCAGCGTAACGGCCACCGTGAAAGTCTTGCTGGACGGTGCAGTATAGTTGGTATCTGCACCCACATTGACCGTAATAGTGGCACTGCCGGTCGCCTTTGCGGTCACCGTGATGGTGGTGCCGGAAACACTTACCGTTGCAATGTTCGTACTGCCAGAGGATGCGGTCACCGTACCGCTGCCCGGCCGCGTAACAGTGATGGTGCCAGAGGTTTTCGGGTAGGTCAGGCTCAGACTGCTTGCGGACAGCGTAATACTGCCGGTCGCCTTGCCGATCGTCCACGAAGCGCTCTTGGCCGTAGTCGTCCCATCCGACCACTTATAATTGGAAGTCGGGGTAAAGGTGGCGCTGTAGCTGCCAGCGTTGGTTGCGCTGCTCGTGCCACCGATCGTCAGCTGAGAACTGTTATAGTTGCTCCACGACGGGGACTGCGCCGAGCCATTGTAAGTCACGCTACCGGTCTGTGCCGGCACATTCTTGACCGCGGCTCGGCCAATCGTCCACGACACACTCTTGGCTTCCTGCGTGCCGTCCGTCCAGACATACTTGCCTATGGGCGTAAACGTGGCCGTATAGGTGCCAGCATTGATGCCGGAGGTCACGCCCCCGATCGTCATCATGCTGCTGTCATAGCCTTTCCATGTGGGACTCTGGGTGGAGCCGGTATAGGTCAGGCTCCCGCTCTGGGCGGGCACGGCCTGAATCGTCAGGGTCAGCACAGAAAGCGCATCAATGGCTTCCTGCACATTCGCCGCCGAAATGCCGGACTTGCTGTTGTCATAGGAAATATCTGCCGCAGTGCCGCCGGACGAACCGCCGCCACCGCCAGCATTAAAAGGACCCCATGCCATAAGATTAACCCTCCTTTGCCGCTGTTGCGGCCGTGATGATGTGGTACTGCGCCGAAATCGTAGCTGTTGGCACCGATGCCGCACGAAGCCGGAGGATGCCGGCACGGCTTTCGGTCGCAACAAAATTTGCCGCTCGTGCAACTGCGCTGCTCGCCGGGACAACATCCACCGCCACATAGTCAGCCGCCGTTAAGCCGCTGATTGCAATGTCGATGTAGTTCGTATAGCCGGGAACACTGCTGTCAGTTTTCCAGCCAGTTGCAGGGATAGAAAAAGAAACGAACTCCGTTTTATCCGCTTTTACTCCATCCATTTCATCCAAAGCAGCGGCCGCGGCATCAGCCACCTGTGCCGCCCGATCTTTTGACTTCTGGGACACCGCCCGAAGCTGGGAAAGGGTCGTGAGCTTTTCGCTCAATAGGATCACCTCCCGAAAAAAGGAAGCGGCGGGACCTCCCCGCCGCTATCCATGCTGATGAACTTACTCGCCGTAGACCTCAGAGAGCATTTCGGAAACCTCGCTGTCGGTGGCAATGCTCATGCCATCCAGCTTGCTCTTGTCGGCAGCGGACATCAGGCCGTCAGCTGCGGCAGTAGCCTTGCCATAGGTGGTATCCTTCTCAGGGATGCCCAGCTTGGTGATGTCATCCTTGGTCACAGGAGTGGTGGCGGTCACATGGCCCTCTTCATCCACAGTGGTCTTGTAAAAACCGCTGGCAGCAGCAGTGTGGGTGGGATGGACATACTTGTTTGCTCCAGCCGCAATGCCGTCCAGCTTATCCTTGAAAGCCGCAGTGAAGTTCTCGTCAGACAGGCCCTTGCCCGCTTCTTTTTCCACATAGCCGGACAGGTCAACGAAACCGGCCAGCACATCGTACTTGTAGGCATCGCCGACCTTGACCACCACAACATTGGTGCCCTTGGGATATTTGTTGCCCGCGCCCTCAACGAAGTTTGCGGTAGTGGTGAATGCATCGGTGACATTGTACACATTGCCCAGAATGCTCTCAGACAGAGAGGGCAGTTCAGCAAAGGCCACAGCGCCAGCAGGCTTATAGACAGCGCTGATCTTGGCGTTGATCTCATCCTTGGTGTAGGCATTGGTAATGCCGTAACCGTCCAGAGTAGTTGCCTTGTCAGCCTTGCCCTCCAGAATCGCCGCCAGAGCTTCATCGAGATCCGACTGCGAAACCTTTGCCTTGAAAGCCAGAGCGGCCAGCCCCTTGATGGCAACATCAGCACCGTTCACGGAAATACTGCCGTTCTTGGAACCAGTGGCGATCAGGATGTCAACCATCTTATTGGCGATAGACAGCGCAGTGCCGTTCACCTTGACCCCCTCAAGGACGTTGGCCTGAGAGCCAACATTCTCCAGAGTATCAACACGCGCCGCCAGAGCATCAGCAACCTCTTTCTGCTTGGTGCCCAGTGCCTTCAGGTCGTCCAGTTTTGCCAGATGTTTTCCATTGTAAGCCATAATAGTTATCCTCCTGTTTTTTCGGTGATTTACTCACCATAAATTTCTTTCAGCATTTCGGAAGTATCATCCGAAGTTGCAATCTGATCTTCGGACACCTTTGCATTGGCCGAAATCGTGCCGTCTTCGGTCACTTCGATTCCGTTACCAATCTTAACGTGTCCCAGCTGTTCGCGGGTCGCAACGGTCAAGTCACTCTCTCCACCCCCTCCCTTGCCAAACAGAATGATGCAAGTGGAAATGTCTGCGGCGGGGATTTCCTTGGAGTAGAACTTCACCACTCCATCCCCGGTTTCGCATCCGTTCACGACACCCGCATCTTCGGCAATATGAAAACTTCCCAGCAGAGGTGCGCCGCTCGGAATGAGGGCGCTCGTACTGTCGGGAAGTTCTGCGGTATAGATATAGCTGTAGTCCGGGCTTTCTTCATCAGCCTGTTCCCAGCCCGATGCAGCCAACGTCAGAAAGTATGTACCGTAGTACCCACCGCTGCCATGTTCCGCAATCTCCTTGCGAATCATAGTCTCAACAGTCTTCTGATCCATGATCTGACCGGACTCCTCCAGCTTCTTCATGGCGGAACCCACTGCATCCATGATGATGCCGGCATGAGCTTCCGGGTCTTCATTGTGCCGCTGGAGCAGGTCATTTACTGCCGCCACCGTTGCAATGGCTTCCGGGTCGATTGCCGCCGTCACGGTATCAACATCACCAACGGCGGCGATCAGATCAATGGTAGCCAGCTTGCCCACAATCGAACTTGCCGGGCGGATCCATTCAGGTTCATTTTCCAGCACGAGATAGGTATAAGGGACTTCGCCCTCATCGGGGTCTTCTGCATAAAGGACAACCGCCGTGCAGTAGAAGCCCTTGTCCACATTTGCCGAGTTGATCTGCACCGTGACCTGGCACTCACCATCCACCGGGTTGGTAATGCCCGCAATCACGGCATCCATGACATAATCGGCAGGCTCCGTCATGGTTTTCGGGGTCTTGTCGTCCGGGATATTGCCCTTGCCCACGGCCACCCGCGTGTATTTCATCGCACAGCGGCCAGCAAGAACCTTTGCGATCAGGGCAATGCCGGCGGCAGACCCATAGCTGCCGTCTTCATATTTCGCCATAAGCTCTCTCCTTAATCAATTCTTCTGGGCTTGAGGTGTGTATGGTAAACAGCGCCACGCACGCCCTCATGCGCCATGGTGGCCGTCTGCACAGTGTCAGGGTATACGCCCTCGATCACAGGCGGCAGATAGGTTCCTCTTGATGTTTCAAAGCGGCTTTCAAACAGCCGGTCTTTTCCAACAATCGGCGGATAGAAATCAGCTTCGGTAAAGCCGCCGTGGCCGATTTTGAAATCTGCCCGGCTACTGCGGTCCTGTGAAACGGGAGGAAGCCAGCGAACCACATTTACCATCGCGCCGTGACCAATGTTCAAGTCATAGCGGTATGTGCGGTAGGTCCGCAGATACAGGCGTAGGCCAACACCGGCGGTCAGAATACGCTTGAGGGCAACTGCAATCTGATCTATCAGCGCCAGCCGTTCCTCAGAAAGCAAGCTCTGATCCACATACAGTGCGACCTTTGCAGGGTACACGTCCTGCAACTCGATATCCGAAAACTGAACACCCAGCAGCTCCCCCGCTGCCCGGATGACGGTATCGCCATCGCCGCCGGAAAGCTGTGCCAGCATCTTGACCCGGATTAAAATTCGGTAGAGGGCATCACTTGCTGCACCGCGCTGTACACCAAAGTTGGCTCCATAGCGGTCAAGGACTGCGCCCTCAGCATTTTCAAGGTCATCCCACAGCCGAACCAGTTCGGCATTTTTATGGATGACCTCAAAGCCATCTGCCAGTAGGGAAAACAGTTTTCCGATGTTCGTTTCCAGCTTACGGTTTTTTCGGACATTCTGTAGATCCCGGTGGGTATAGGGGTCTGTCAGCATGTCCAGCATCTTTTCAAGATAGCCGTATTCACGCATCGATGGTCACCATCCCATCATCCGTGACAACCTTGGAGCGGCTATCCACCGGGATGTTATCCGCCTGAAGATTTTCCGCATCCGTACCGATCAGCACATCGAAATCCAAAACACCGGGAACCTTGTACAGCACCGCCGGAAGCCGCTGGTGATACAAGGTTTCGCCGATGCTCACCCCGCCGCTTTCGTTGTCGCCGATGTATGCGACAATAGCCGCTCTGAGCTGGTCTACTCCATCATGGGGGAAGTCCCCGCTGGTAGACAGCCCGACCACTTTCACATAGACAGGTACCGGGTGCGGCCGGTTGAAGTGAATTGCCTTTGTTGCTCCAGAAGCGGTGATGACCTCAACCACTTTCTGGCCGGTCGTCTGTATGCCGGCACCCAGTTCTTTGTAAATGATCTGTGCAATGTCGCTGTCCAGACCGCCGTAAACAACAGCTTCAATGCTGTGCGGCGGCAGGCCGTAGTCATCCACATCGTCAGTATCATTTTCAAACACCTTTGCTTCCATAATGCCATCAACATTCTGGAGCAGGGCGGCACGGATGCTGTCCGCGTTCACGCCACCAGCATAGTCCACGCTGGCATAGTAGCGGTCGCGGAATTCTTCATCCGTTTCACGTTCTCTACCGCCAGTAAAAGCCGCCGGGTTTGTCACCGCCGTGATACCTGCGACCGATCCAGGATTTGTGATGGTGGTGATCGTCCCCGCAGCCACGTTGCCGTCCGGCCCAGTGCTTGTGCAGCGGAAAGGCACCATCACCGTGCCATCCGCACCAATTTCAGTATCCGAAACAGCAAAGAACTGGATGCCGGCCGCGGTTTCAACCAGCCATCCCGCCGGTACGATGACCCCCGGCGGGCCGGTCACCATGATATAGCCGCTGGCTTTCTGAGCAGACAGAACACGCAGACCGATAGCTCTACCGAGGTTCAGCAGCGAGGTGCCAACCGCAGTGTCCACAAAGCGGCTGTTGTAGACATCTTCCAGCACAGAGAACAGGATATTGAGTATCCATGCAAAAATGCGCAGGAACAGGCCGAGCGGGCTTCTGACGGTCAGGTTTGCCGTTGCCCCAAACAATTCCCTTGCTTTATGCTCCAGAGCATCCAGCAGTTCATTGTATGTCGGGCGGCGGAAGCCCGCTGAGGTCAGGCCCCATCCGTATTCATCCACCAGTGTTCACCTCCACTCTGATTGTCTCGCCGTTGTACAGGACACCCGAAAATTCCACACCGAGCGCCCGACCATCGGCCGTTGTGGAAAGAGAACTGATTTCCTGCACATACGGTTCCTGAAAAATGCTCGACCGCACAACGCTGTCCGCTTCCTCCACCGCTTCACTGCGGGGCTGCTGTACAACACGTTCCCAGTCGGTTCCATGATCGGTATTGAGCGGGAATTCACCTTTCCATGTCAGAAGATTGTTTCTGACGTTTTGTGCGATTGCTTCTGCATCCTCTCGGAGCATCAGCATCCCATTGGCATCAAAGCACAAATCTCCTGTTTGAGGATCCAATGCCAGAACAGTAATGTTTGCCATTCTTCCCCTCCTCAGGGCAGCGGGGCCGACGTATTGCCGCTCCGGCTGTCCGTGTGTTTGTGTCCGACAAGGCTTACCGTCTGGGCAATCACATCATCCCGGACTTTAACTTTGCCCTGAACTTCCACATCACCCTTGATCTCCACCTTATCCTGTTTCACTGCCACATAGATCCCGCCGCCCTCGGTCGCCATCACAAGGCAGTTGTCTGGCAGTCCCGACAGCGGATTAGATGCCGGAACAAACGCCCCGATGAAAACGGCGTCTTCATCAGAGTGGTTGCGCTCCGTGTTCGGCTCGCTCTCTTCTCCAGATGCCGCAATGCGGTCAATATCGTGGTCGATGTAGAGCAGCACCCCAACATCCCCCGCTTTGTAGCAGGGGCGCAGGACAAAGCCGCCGCCCCGAACCAGCGCGACCGGGACAGACAAAATCTGCGGCTGGGTACGATACACGCCGGCATCCAGTGCTTTGGAAAGCGGCTGCACATCAACCCGCATGGCCGCAGAGTCAAATTTTTCCACCCGGCACAAGGCTCCAACGCGGACATTGGCCGCCTGTTCACGGCGCTCCTGATCTCTCAGGTCATATTCTCTTTTGCCGTTCATACAGGCTTCACCTCAATCGTTGTTTTCCAGTCACCGTCCGGGCACCCTGTATGCTGACCGCCTTTGATAAGGTGGTTTCCATTCAGAGTATCCGACTTTATTTTCACAACATCCGCCGGGGCCAGATGGTAGTTGAGCAGGCATTCCCGCTTATAAGTGACCTCCTGCTTTTCTTTCCCATCCTTGACGGTCGTTTGGCGGGTCGTCGTTTCGGTGCGGTCCGTGGCTTCCGCTGCCTTTAACAACCCCGACTCAGCACTGAGGACATATCCTGTTTTCGTGCCTGTTTTTGGGTCATTGATGGTAACAATGCCGTTTCTTATGAGGAAGCGGCTCTTGCAGTCAGAGGTAACGATCTCCGTCAGGACATTTTTCACCTTGCCCTTGCAGACCTTGCCGCGAGGGTATTCTTTATCCACCGCCAGCTCCATCGTTCCAATCTCAAGCCCAAAAATGTTGAGCAGGTCTTTTACAATGGCACTGGCCTTGCTCCCGGCGGTGTAGGTCTTGTTGACCTCTTTCGAGAGCCATTCTTCCAGAGCTTCAGCGGCCGCAATGGTGGTAATGACCTCCGTGCCGCTATGCTTGTCCGAAACCTGTGAAACTTTCCCGGTGAAAATAGCACCTATGTCCCCCTCATATCCTGCATTGAGGATAATCGGCATTCCTTTTTTGATGCTGTTGCGAGTGGCCGGAGATAGGTTGTAGGCTTCGATGGTCGCTGTTCCCAGTTTTTCGCTGTCCTCAAATGGCACCGTAAACTTGAAATAGAGATCATCCATGCCAAACCGCTTCGACCCTATTTGCAAGGTCGCTTGACGCTTCCAAAACTTCACGCTGCATTCCTTTCCCAGAGGTACAGCCGAACTTCTTTGCCGAAATTTTCAAATGTGACCTCCGAAATATCGTCGCCGGTCAGGCACAGCGGCATAATGACCGGCACCGGGAAGCGCTCATCCTCCACGCTGTTGAACAGCGGTCGGCCATATCTCACAATATCACCGTACACCAGCACTTCACCTGTGCTGGCAATCGACAGATCTACCGTAAAGAAACCGCCTACCTCATTGTAGCGGATGCTGAATGCAAACGTCCTGTCGCCCAGCTTGACGGAGAACGTATAAGGTACCTTTGACGTGTCAACATCAATATAGCTGACCTCATTTCCGAGGTCGATGAGTTTCAACCCCTCCATAGCTTCACTCCTTTACGCGGCGCTGTAGGCCCTTGTCGTGCGGCCAGACGGCCCGCTGCTGCTTGCCGCCTTGTTCGCATAGCTGTTGACATAAGAGGAATACGCGCTGGAGGAAATAGTCTGGGACACCGTTGTATGCAGACCATCGGCCGTAGTCGATTTTGTCTGCGACTTGCTGACCTTTTTTGAAGCGTTGGCATCCTGTGCGGACATCATCTGCTCACCGCTTGCCACATACTCTGCGGATACCCGGTTGATGACCTTGAGGCTTACGGTGAACTTTGAGCCGTTTTTATTGTCAGCGCTTATGTCGGATTTGAACGAGGTTATAACGCAGTCAGAGATCCGGGTGCGCCCGGTATACTCAACCACATCTTTTTCTTTCCACATTCTTTCCAGAATATCGGACTGATCTTCGTCAAGAAAAACACCCGTAATGGAAAAGACCACCGGATCATTGATAACATGGTCGTTGATGTCGGAACCCTTTTCCACCGGGTTTGACGTAACCTTGCTGCTGCGCTGGACGCTTTCCGTTACGACTACGCCGGTCTTTTCAGCGTCAAGGCGGACCGTCCCGCACTTTTCGCCTGTAATGGTGTATGCCACAAAATCACCCCCTACTGTGCATACGCTCCCTGCAGGGTGCGCTCGTGATATTCTTCCTCTTTCTTCTCCTGCCAGAAATCTTCCATCGCCTGTTTTACCCGGCGGACGATTTCTTCAGCATCGGCTTTTGTGGTTTCCCCGCCCAGCGTGATGCTGATGGTCGGAGAGAAAGTAGAATGATCCTCATAGGTTACGCTGGAACTGCTGGTAGAGTTGTTGATAATTTCATCTGTCTTGTCGGCCGGGATAATTGCGGTGCCGGACGGCAGATATGCCATTTCGCCGCCGCGCTCATTGATGTGTGTCCAGCCGCCTTCAAAATCATCTGTGCCATCAGCATTGTGCGGAATGTTCGCACTGCTGCTCAGATTGATATTGATGCCGCTGACAGCATCAGCCGCAGACAAAATTTTCTGGATAGACCCGATGATGTTTTCTGCGCCCTCGGATGCCGCCTTTTCCATGCGGTCCCAAGCATTTTCTGCATCAAGGGTCATGCTCGCATAGGCAGTCTCTGCATCCTCTGCCATCTGCCCGTAATTCTCGTTGGAGATTTCGCGGGCAGCGGTTGCTGCCTCAGAAACAGCTTCCTGCGCTTGCTGGGAAGCCTGTGAAACGCTGGAGGAATACTCCGACGTGTCAACCGCCAGCGAGGTTTCCGTGCCAGCAGCACCGTCCAAATCGCTGACAGCGCCGGTTAGTTCCTGCACGGCATCGGTGCTGTCCTTTGCCCCGCCGAACAGCCCGCTGAACCAATCGACCACTGCACTCACGCCGCTGGTGAAAAATCCGAGCAAATCACTTACCCAGCCCACCACAACGCCGAGTGCATCGGCGATTACCCCCAGCACCGGCGAAATGTAGTCCAGCACCGGCACGACCACGCCGGACAGCACAGAACCCGCCGCTTCGATGAGCGGGGTCACCACCGGCAGGATATTTTCTACGATTTGCAGGCCGAGCCGAATTATCGGCTGTAGTGCCTGAATCACAACTTGCAAAATATCGGTCAGCGGCGGGATGATCGACCCGGCCAGCGTCGATACCAACGAGCCGAACACAGGGAGAATGTCCGTCAGGAGCGGCATAAACGCATCTGCGAGAGGGCCAACCATATCCGCCGCTGACCCAAGAGCCATACCGAGGACAGGGAGTAGATCCTCGGCCAGTTCTTGCAGCACAGGCATCAGGGGCTGAACCACACGATAGTTCAGCTCATCGAAAATATCTCTCAAAGGAGGAAGCGCATTCGCCGCCAGCTCGCTGATAATTCCGGCCAGCGGCGGCAAAATTTCCTGCGCCAGATCTCCGATGACGCTCAGGACAGGCCCGGCAGCATCAAACAGAGTTCCCAGCGTGGAAATCAGGGACGGCAGGATACTTTGTGCCAGATTGGAAATAACCGGCACAGCGGCGCTCATCCCATCTGCAAGGATTCCAACGAATTCAAGCAGTGTCGGCTCCAGTTCCGGCCATTCATCCAGAAAAACGCCGACCATATCTTCCAGCGCCGGGGAAAATTTTTCCCCGGCATCAGCCATGAAATCGGCCATTTCGCCTTTCAGCGATTTGATGGAGTTCGTCAAGCCGCCGGTCTGTTCGACCGCGGCTTTCTGAATGTCGCCGCTCTGCTCCAGTATGGCATTGAGCCTGACCTGAGCCATTGCGGCATCATCCAGAGCATCAATATTGGTACCAAGCCCCAGAGCTGCGGCGCTGTTCTTCAAGGCCGTTTTATCGAGGACAATTCCGTACTCATTCAGAGCATCGGTGCTGCCGCCGATCGCGCTCTGGATAAGCGACAGCGCTTCCGAATCGTCCATGCTGAACGCATTACCGAAGTCATACGCCAGCGAGGTCGTCATTTCAGAGAGGTTTTCGGCCGCGGCAGCCGTAATGCCCAACTCATTATACATGGCCTTGTTGGAGACCATGAAACTTTGGACTTCGGCAGTACTCCGATGCACTGCGTCAGCGTAGTTATCCGCCCATGCGGCCGCTTCCTCGGAAAAAGAGCGGCCAAATTTCTTTGAAGTGCTTTCGGCATCAGAGAATGCGCTCACCGCCGCCGCACCAAACTGCTTGAGCAGTTCGATGCCGCTTTTTATGGCTTCAAAGCCAACAAAAGCCTTGACCGCCCCGGATATAGCTTCTTTGATTTGGTTGCCGGCATCTTCCCCGGCGGCACCCATTTCCGCAAGATGGTCTCCGGCATCGTCCGCGCCGTCTGCGGTTTCATCCTCAGATTTTTTCGCCCGGCGAAGTGCGGACACCAGCGTACTGCGGATGATTTTTATAGGGTGCTGGAATGCCTTGCTGATGTTTTTTGCATTTCGGACCATGTTGTTGGCGAAAACTTCTGCCCGTTTCTTGGTAAAATCCATCGCCCCAGTCACGCCGCTCCGAAAAGACTTCGCAATGCTCTGTCCGGCATCAAGACCATCGGCCATCGCACCCTTGAATGAGGTGCCCATGTCCTGCGCCGACTCAGACGTTTTTTTGATCTGTGCCCGAAAGCGCCCGGCAGCACCGCCGGAGTCATCCATTTCATCACGGAAACTCTCGGCGGCGGCTTCTGCGGCCTGAGCAGCTTCTTCCACCCACTCAAGCCCCTCTGCGGTCATATTCCAATGACCCGCCGCCTTTTGGGCCGCATTGCCCGCTTCGGATGCACTGGAAGCCATATCATCCAGCCCACCCGAAGCATCACCGACAGCTCCGGTGAAGCGCTCGGCCGCTCCCTGCCCCATCTGGCAGGCAGAAACCGCAGATGCACCCATCTGCTGCGCCCCAACTTCAACCGCCCCAATATTTTCTTCGAGGGTTTCAACCTTTTCACCGAGGTTATCAACAGAGGTTTCAGCATCAGCAGTATCAAAACCGATACCGTATTGCAGGTTACGCGCATCATCCATGTGGTTTCACCTCCCGATGCGCAAAACAAAAAGCCGGCTCTTGAAAAGAGTTCGGCTCTCATTTTGTTTTTGCATCTTCACGCCACTGTTCTACCCACAGGCGTTTGGCCTGACGGCACTCTTGGTACTCCGCCAGATCCATTTGACGCAGTTCTGTGTAGGTCACGCCATTGCCAGACCACACCATGCACCAAAAGCCCTTGTTGACTTTGGCTTTGTGGGCAGCGTTGGCAATGTCCAGTTCAGCTGCGAAGAAACTGCTCGATGGCGGAGATCAGCTTTTCGGCGGTCTTCAGGTCTTCGTTGTCGTCAAAGAACTCCATGCCCTTTGCCTTGACCTCAGCAGGTGCCACAACGCAGTTCTTAAACATGCCATCCATGTACTTTGCGCTTTTGCGCTTTCCGCTGCCGGTGTTGCCGCACTCATCGTTGAAGTCGTAGTACCACGAGGGCGAAACGCTCTGGAGGGTGAATTTCTGCTCACCAATGGTGATTTCCTTAGTCTTAGCCATATATTTTCGGTAGCCCCTTTCAGATAAACTTTTTGGACGCTCTGGCCAGTTTGTTCCGGCCATAGCTTAACGATAATTCAGAGACGGCACAAAGATACTGACCGACTCAGAACCGATCTCCTTTGCGCGGGTGATGTCAGGCGGTTTGATGACGCGGCAGCGTTCCTCTGCCACATTGACCGATGCCGAATCGTTGGCATCAACGATCATCACAGAGACTTCCTTACGCTTGAGCGCAAGACTGCGGACATACGGCAGGCTGGACGAAGTACCCATCAGCGTAACAGTGATGGTGCCGCTCTCATTCGCATTTTCGTTGTATGCCACATCGCCCTTTACGCCGACCTGCGTAGTAACAGTGTCTTCGTTGCGGGCAATCGTGATCATAGAGTCCGAAGCAAAGCCGGTAATGATCTTGCCGTTCATCACCAAATTAACCTTTTTCGGGTCATAGGATGCAACTTCGATATTACTTGCCATGACAGATTCCTCCTTTCTTAGCCATTCAGGGTGACGCGCAGGGTGCCGTTGACCTTGACGCTGTGAACAGCGCCCTCCAGCTGGGCACTCCACTTGATGTCGGGCATCTGGCGGTTACGGGCCTGCTCATCGGTCGCATCTGCCCGCTTGGGGATCACAACCGTGTACACGCCGGTGTCATCCTCCGGGTCAGTTGCAATAATGTGCAGTTCCACAGCCCGGTTGAGTGCCGCGAACACGCCGGCCGCAACCAGTGCGAAGCCGTCATCCGTGTAGGCAATCTTCTTGTTGGCAATGAAAACCTCATACAGATTTTCGCGGATCTGATGGGTGATGTAGTCGGCACCCAGCACATTGTCGATGAAATTCCCATCACCGCAGATGCCGTTCTTCATGTACTCGTGTTTATACTCCGCCGTCATAAAATTGACGCGGTTCTCCTCCAGCAGGTCGCGCTCACTGTCGCGGAGGTCCGCAACACTCACGCCGTCCGGCACTTTCCACTTCCATGTGACGCTCTCCGGCCAGAACGGACCGACACTGCCGACCCATGCTGCATCCGCCCACTCGGCCAGATTATCAGCATAGGTAACAACGCTGCGACCATACTCGTTGACATATTCCTTGTCGTTGGTCTGGCCGAAGTAGAACTTGCGGTGATCTTCCACACCGGCACCCAGCGCTGCTTCCGTGGGTTCCGTGCTTTCCGCCCACTTGCACAGGGCAGTCACGCAGACCGGGTCGGTAACGTCGGTCAGAATGAAATACCAGTCATCGTTGTGGTCGCGCAGGTCTTCGATGGCGGCAATGAGGTTTTCGGCCTTAGTGGTATCCGCCTTACCTACGGAAACCGACACGACAGCGCCGCTCAGGCCCATATCCTCGAAGCAGTCTGCATCCTTGTACAGGCTGATGCTCTCCGCATAGCCAGAAACAGCCGTGCGGGTGGTACTGGTGTAGGTCACGGTATTGTCGTCCACCGCAGCGGTGAACTTCACACCATCTTCCTCAAAGGACGTTCCTGCGAACAGCTTTGCCAGCCCGGTGCAGTCCACCGGCACTTCATCGCTGGTGGTGATCTCCACCACAGCCTTGCCGCCGATTTTGGCATAGTAGGCAGTGCTTGCTTCCAGCGTTTCGGTCGGCATATTTTCGCCGAATGCAATTTCAATGCGGGACGCAGTGCCGCCCACATTCTGAGGATTTTCGATGCCAGCCACACGCACCTTGCGGATAAGCGTGTCTGCAAGGGTGTTATCCTGATTGAACATCTTGTCCGCCATGGCCGCGACCTTTTTCCTCGGAAATGCCGCCTTGAGCTTTTCAAGGTCATTGTACGTTGCCATGTCAGCTGCGCCCTCAGTTGAGAGTAGCAGGATGTCCAGCTTTTCCGCCGCCACGGTTTTTGCATCAAGCGCGGTAAAAACCTGAATATCTTTCATCCAATTCAGTCCTTTCCTTAAATTTTGATTTTTTCGATGGACGCGGTTTCGCGCTCATCGATGCGGGTATACCGAATCTGCACATCAAAGCCGACCCGCCGGGCGGCTTCGTCCACAAGAAGCGTTGTGCGGTCCTGTGCCTGGCCCACATCAACCACCGCTACGCCCAGTGCAAGGAAATCATCCTGCCCTGCGTGCTTAAAATAGCTGATAGCCTTATCAGCGACCGCCCACGCTTCATCTTCACCGTTCACCGCAGATCCATCCTCCGCAGTGCGGTTTTGGCTGCAAAAAGTGAACGAGAATGTTGCCGAGGGCATTTCCATCCGAGAAATCTTCTCGCCCTCGGCACCATCGGCAATCTCATAGTCCCCCATGCCGCCGTCCGGGATATACGGTGCAGTTACTGTATAGATGCAGAACGGCGGCTCAGCTTCCGGCTGAACCTGATTTGACAGAATGACTGGGCATCCAATGTAATCCCACAGGCTTGAGATCAGACGGTTCCGCAGTTCCCTGAAGTTCATTTCGGGTTGCTCTCCCCTTTCTTCTCAACCATGTAGCGCTTCATCGAATGCACAGGGCCGTGGGTCAGCTCCTGCTTGACCGTATAGATCTGGCCGTCAAACCCATCCCGGAACTGAGCGCCCACCCGCAGGGTGTGCCCATTCGTATAGACTTTCTGAGCACTGAGCGTATAGCTTCCGCTGTCAATGTACTGCAAATCTTCATTGTTCAGCGGCATCACAACGCCCTGAAAAGCAGTTTCGACCGTTGTTCCCGGCTTCCACTGTCCGCCCTGCTCCTTATCATAACCGCCGCCCTCGGTATGTACCTCGTACATACTGTGCAGCAGGTTTCGAGGAATCTGCGGTCCTTTCCATTTTCTCATAAATCAAATACCCTCTACGCTGTACGAAATGCTGTTGTACAGCCGCCCAGTATCAAACAGGGGCTGATACTGGGTGCTGGTCAACTGCGTTGTGGCAGACTTTGGCGGCGACAGCTTCGTGTTGAAGTAGTCGTGGGTCATTTCGACCGCCCACTTCCCGATATAGTCTGCCGCTTCCTGAGCCGTCCATTTTTTCAAAATGATACCGTCCACAGCTTCTTTGCAGATATTTTCCAGCGTGGCCTTGCCGGTGTCGAAGCTCGCTCGTATGAAACTGCGTTCCGGGATGGTCACACTGTCCACCAGCATATACATCCACTCGTAGTCCTCATTCGGGCGCGGATCTTCTTCACCGCTGCTCGGATGCTTTTTTGCATCATGTTTTTCCTGCTTCTTTCTACCGGGGGCTTTCTGGGGATGCTTTCTGTCGCGTACCAAAAAGCCATAGCCGGGAGAAATGGGAATAAACCGCAGGTCATTGAATTTGCGGGGACTGCCAGCATTCTTCGCTTCCATATTCAACGGAATAGCCAGATGCTTGACATTCTTCGCACTGATCGTCGCTCCATATTCATGCACACCGGCAATCATCAGGATGTCGCTTCCCGCGTCTCCCAGAATACCCACATGAATACTCACGCCTTGCAGCGCTGTCAGTTCCCGCTTGATGCGCTCCATATCTGCGCGAAATCCATCTTTAAGGATTTTCATGTTACCACCGCTGATACTTTGAAATCACGGACTGCCATGTTTCGCTGATATTCTTATCGAAAGTCCAGCTCACATCGGAGATAGAGAACGCCGACAGCCCGGCGGCATCATTTTCAATGATGGCCCACTGCTGGGCGATCATGTACCAAACAATGGCTTCCAGATCTGCCGGGAGCGTGGCCGGATGGTCTTCGGTGGCATCTTTCGGCAGAATGTACCCGGCCACATACTGCACCTCCAGATATTTTCTGGGGGCAATGTAGTCATAGGCCAGCCCGCCGACGTGCCCGCGGTATGTCCATCCATCTTCACGGAACAGAACTCCGATCTCGCCGGTTTCGTTGAAATCGAAGTCCGTAATGGTTTCCCCGGTGAACGTGTCCGTGATACGTTCTACGCTGACAATGGGGTACTGCTCCAGCGATAACTGCTGTGTTCCAGTACCGCAATATCTTTGCCGGTAGGTGCTTTTCCCCAGCTTTCTTCCCAGCTGAGTTTCCAGCCACGCAGATGCCGCATTGATAAGCTGCACAAGGGTTGCATCCCGCTGTGCAGCTTCTTCCGCCGGGTCGATGCCGAGCGAGGTTTTCAGGGCATCCAGAGTGGTGAGGGCATTTTCTCTCAGTGTTACGGCCAACACGACACCTCCAAATAAAAGCCCTCTGACAGGCTTTTCCCATCAGAGGGAAACTTTACTGAGCGCCCTTTTTCGTGGCTTCCTGCGAAGCCGCAGGCGGGGTTGCGGCGGTCTTCCGCTCCTTTGCATGAACTGCTTTGTTCTCAGCAGGGCGCGGGGCGGACTTGGGCGGTTTGAACATTCTCGCCATCATGCAGCCCTCCATCAGATACTTTCCTTGACAGGGCAGTTGGTGGCATCACCCAGCGCCAGCGCACCAATGGTGCCGTTGGTGGCGGTGATCTTGACGCAGGACTTGCAGCCGATCAGGTCAATGTCGAGGTTCGCCACAGCCTGAGCTTCGGCTTCGTTCTCGATGACGGCCTCGCCATCCTCGTTGACCGGGTTATCAACGAAGATGCGGCTGTCCTTGACCGGCTCATACGGACCGGCGGTGCTGTCGGCGGTTTCGACCTTGATGGTGGCCGTCTGGGATGCTTCCACAGTAACAGCCAGCACGGCGCTCTCATAGCCGGTGCGGTCAAACTCATTGCCGCTGGCAAACGGCAGGACGGTGACGGTATCAAACAGTGCTCTTTTCATAGCAGTCTTCCTCCTCAGATAACCTTGATATTGTGGACGTAGGCGAAGCTCTCAACATGGCGCACGCCAATGTCATCGTACATCAGCGCACGGGTGCCGGTCAGATTTTCCTCAAAGGCGTTGTGCTGGACACCGTTCTCGTCCGTCCAAGTACCGTCCAGAGTGGTGTAGGTCTCCAGACCCATCTGATCGCCGATCATCAGGTCTGCCCAGTTGCCGAAGAACATTTCGGTGCAGCCGGTCTTGCTGTCGGTGGGGATCTGATTGGAAACCTTGTACGGCATGCCGAGGAAGTTACCAGCGTTCATCTCATCGCGGTAGATGTAGTCGCCGGTGGTGGTCTTGATGTTCTTGAGATAGCCCTCCATAAAGGAGTTGAATGCCCAGCCCAGAGCCTGATCGTCCACGTTCTTGCTCATAACCAGCGACTTCACATAGACCGGGAAATCGGCGGTCAGCTTGCCGTCTGCGGCATACTGGGCATCCATCTTCTTTGCATCGATCTTCTCAATGCCGGGGGTATTGGCAATGCCGGTGGGCTGAAACTCGCCGCCGGTGCCGTACAGAGCGCCCCAGTCAAGGCCGAGCTGCATACGGCGGGACAGATCAGCGGCGAACAGTTCATCGGCGCTATACTTGGTGCTCATCAGCAGTTCGCGGGTCTGAGGCACAATAGCTTCCAGACGCTTTGCAGACAGACGCAGGTTGCCGAATGCAGGCTGGGTAGAAGCGATCTTGCGGCCCTCACCGCCCCACATAGCGCGGGTGCCGGAGGTCATGCGAGGGATGTTCAGGTTGCCGGTCTCCAGCGGAATGGTGCGTGCGCCCAGCTCCTTGATAACGGTCTTGCTGTACAGCAGTTCGATGACCTCATCCAGATAGATCTCCGGGATCAGGAAGCCGCCAGCGGTCGGGTTGGTGGCAGACATGGCCTTGAACTCGCGGGCCATAGACATATCCTCGTAGTACTTCTTGGCGTAGAACTCAGCACGTTCCGGGTCATGACGGCCAAAGACATCCAGACACTTGATGGCGCGGGCGAGGTTCACCAGCGGGGGCACACTCTTCTGCTGCTTCTTGGCGGAAGCAGTGCCACCCATGAACAGGCTGGAGTACTTACGCTGGGCAGGGGCAGTGCCGGACTTCACCTGACGACGGAATGCAGCGGACTTGCGGCGTTTGGCATCATCCTCAGAAGCGGCTTCGTCATCATCCTTTTCATCGGAGTCAGCCTCATCGTCATCCTTGCCCTCGGAATCGGCTTCATCATCGTCCATGCCCTCATCTGCGGTCATGGCATCGATGATTTCAGCGGCCTCCTGAATGACTTCATCGGCCGTCAGGTCGCCGACTTCCTCGCCGGCATCCTTGCGGGACTTGCGCTTCTCGTTGGCAGTGTCCACAGCCTGTTCGATAATATCAGCCATGTCCTCTGCGGTAATACCATCCAGTGCGGCGGCAGCATCGCCACCATCATCGCCGGTATCGTCCTCCTCACCCATGGCCTCCTTGACGGCGCCCTTGATGAGGTCTTTCAGCTCATCGGTGCCCACCTTCATAGACTTGATGGCGGCTGCGGACTTCTTTCTGTTCTTCAGACGCATTGATTTTTCCTCCTGTGTCAAAAAATAATTTCTACAGTTTTCTTCGGAACGGATTTCCGTTCCACGGACTTGTGTGCGCTTACCGGGGGATGCCCCTTGCCGTTGTCACCCTGTGCTTCCGAAATGATCTTATCCAGCAGCTTTGTGGCGGCTTTCATGGACGTACAGGCATCCTTGAGGGACTTCATGCGGGAAGCAGAAATTTTGCGTCCGGCCTTTACCTCGGTAACGATGGCCTGCGCTTCCGCTTCAATGCGGGTCGCCGCATCATCCGATTTGTGGTCCGTAATGACCGCCTGTTCGTTCATTGCCCATGTGACAACGCTGATTTCCCAGAGCTTGACTTCGCGGAGGTGGCGGATGCCGTTCTCATCGTAGTCAAACACGACCGGGTCATAGCCGATGGAGAGTTCGCACAGAACGCCGTCATGGATCAGCGTCTTCACATCCCTGCCGAGAGTGGTATCACTGATTTTTGCGCTCATAAAAAGACCTTTTGCATCCTCGCGGAGTTCGGTGGGAATGCCGATCGGCAGCAGACTATCGTTATGCCCGGACAGGATTTTCACCCGGCCGATGCCCTCGGCGATGGTCTTCGTGAAGGCACCCGGCTCAATAATGTCGCCGCCGCTGTCGATATTGGAGAACACAGCTCCATAGCCGGAGAATGTGCCCTCTTTATCGTCAAAGCCTTCCAGTTCAAACTCCACGGTTTTGTACTCGGTCTTTGCGCCCTTGTGCTTTACTCCCCGTGCAAGGGAGCGTTCCCATGCGCTTTTCCCCACGCGCTGGGAATAATAAGACGGCGATACCCGCAGATTTGCAACTGCCAGCTTCGCCGTCATAGTGGGGTCATCGTGTGTAACATCAGCCATCCCTGCCTTGGTGCCGTGCCGGGCAAGCTCTGTGTTCATGCCGTTCAGCAGGTCTTCCAGCTGGAATGCTTCCTTTTTGAAATCAATGCCGATGTTCTGTGCAGCACGAGCTGCGTCTTCTCGCGTGAATACCACTCTCACGCCCTCCTTTATCTGTTGTAGGTGACATAGCACCTGCATTTGATGGTTTCGCGTGCAGGTCCCTCCGGGTCGCAGGGATACCGCAGGCCGTTGGAGAACCGGGCATCGATCGGCACGGTCTCTCCGTCCATCTTGACATGGTTCGGACCGCCATCGGAACCATCACGAGGGTTCTTCTGCGGGCGGTGATGCCACGTCTTTGTGGTGGCGCCGCTTTTCTGCATCATGTCATAGTGGCCGGTCTCCAGCGTCATAACGGTTTCCTGATCTGCAATGAGCCGAGCCCTACTCCGGGTCTGGATCTCATACTCCTGCAAAATCTCATCCGCCATCTTTTCGCGGCCAATACCGGCTTCAATGCCATTGGCTACAATGCGGGAGATATTTTCCTTGGTGGTCTGTGTCACATGACGGACACGCTGCCCACCATGGAGCTTTGCCTGACTGAGCAGCTCCGGGCGGTCAACACCGCGGATATTGTAGGCCTGTTTTGCAATCCGGGTACCCTCATCATAGGTCTGCTTCCAAAGCGGCTTGAAGATTTCCTCCATTGCCGTTTCCTCAGACGGCCAGTTGACAAGACCACCAATGAACTGCTCCACAAGATTTTTTTGCTCCTGCTCACCGAGGGCAGACCATGCGGCGCTGTCTTCCACATGGTTTTCCGTGATGTAGGGCATCAAGACATCCCACACGCTCCAGTCTGCTTTCTCAGTGCCGCTCAGAGAGCCGGAGAGCCGCTTTTGCTGTTGCTTGAAGAACTTCATCGTGGCAACTTCAAACTTCGCTCTCTGGGCTTTCTGGGCGGCCGCCAGCAGATTGCCGATGTTCTGCGTGCGGGATTTTTCTTCATGCTCACGGCGGTCACTCATAAACAGCATCCCGCCGGTGTCTTCATCGTCCGTAACCTCGACAACATCTGTGCTTTCCTGCATCAGGTCGGTCGTAACCTCCGCCGGGTCATCGTTGGAGCCGATGAACATATCGGAAATGGTGATCTTGAAGCAGTCGCCGCCGGTCTTGCAGGGTTCCATGCCCAGCAGTTCGCGTGCTTCATCCTTGGTCAAAAGCCCGGCATTCCAGCCGTCAATGCCTTTGGCCTTGTCAAATTCCTGCGAGCGCGGGACCACATCATCAAAATGCCAGACAAGATCATTGCCATAGAACGGCAAAATCTGTGTATTGATGGCTTCTTCCCGGCGGTTGAGCCGTGGCATGATGACGTTCTGGGCATAGATGTACTGAGCCGCTTCGCTCGTGGCTCTGTTGCTGCTCTCCGTGATGCCCATGATTTCACGCGGAACACCAAAATGCTCAAGCACGGCATCCCGGAGGAACCTTCGCCCCTCCGTCATATCCATGTCGCGCATGTTCTCGGCCAGCTTCGTCACGGTCACGTTGCCGTCCACCGTGGCAATGCCGTGGGAGTTGAACGGTCCTCGGAAGCGCTCATTCCATTCGGACCTGAAACGGTCGCGCTGATCCTTACTGCTTCCCGGCATCGAGATCAGCGTGGTCGGAGTGGCATCGTTGTAGAAGAACTTCTTCTGGAATTTTGCCGCGTACTCGTCCGTCTCGATCTCATCTGCAAGGGACTCTGCCGCACCGAGACCTCTTTTGTAGGGGTCAAGCGGGTTCAGTTCTTTCATACAGAAAATATCGTCCACCGGGATTTGCCGGATGAGTCCGCCGGTCGTTCTGATTTCATAGTAGGGGTAGCCCACATAGGGGGTCTGCTGCACCCAATGTGTAGGGAGCGGCCACAGCTCCACCGGACGACCGAGGGCATCAAATTCATAGACGAAGTAGCCCTCGCCCTTGAGTTCCAGATAGATCTGCTGCAACCGCCAGCACGCACCCCAAGTCATTTCATAGAGGGGGTTCGGATGCGCCATGAAATTCAAAAAGGGATGGTCCGTGATTTCCACTTCTTCCCCGTTTTCATCCTTGCGGTACAGCTTACCGGCGCAGGTGGACAGGTCGGAAGCAATGCGATCCACAACCGCCAAACGCGGGTTGCGGCCAAACATTTCCAGCCAGTCCCGCGTATTGCGCTCAGGCGGCGTAGTGTACCGGGGCAGCATAACGCTGACGTTCCCGCCATTGTACTGCCGCCCAACGGCATTGCGCCGTCCGAATCCAAATACTGCCATGTTTCTGTTGTTTCCTCCTATCCGATTTCCCATGTGTAGGTGACGGGCTGATACAGGGACAGCGCCACGGCATCCGCCCGGTCAGGGCTGGGCAGGCCGCGCCGCTTCATAATGTCCTTGCTCTCCAACTTCAGCTTCGGCGGTGTTCCGGCAAAAGCGTACTTTCGTGTGGAAAGCTGGGCGATCAGTTCTGTATCATTGGGCAGGTGCAGCCGCCCGCTCTGTGCCATGTCACGAACCAGTGACCACATCCATGTGGATATGTCGGCATAGTTGGCAGCAGCATCCTCCTGCGGCACGGATGCACCGAAGTTCACCGGGATAACCTCAAGCTGGTTCAGCCCTCTGGCTTCCCTTTCATGGCGCAGAATATCGGTCACGCCGCCGCCCAGACCGGTATCATCAATGATGGCATAGACCATGCCGGGGTACTGTGGGTACTTCTCCAGCAGGAAAAGATACTCAAAGATGATGTCCTCTGCCGTTGCCCACAGATCTTGTCCGTTCCGAATTTTCAGTTCCTGAACGTCAGCATCTATGTTGGGGGCAATGACGGTACAGTCATCACCGAAGCGGGCAACGTCACAGCCGATGGAGAGCCGCACCGGGCTGTCATGCGGAAGCGGCTCATTCATGGTAGCCTTTTCCGCAATGTAGCTGGGTATGAACACATCACTGTCTGCGACCGGCGGCAGGCCGTCCACACGGACACGCACCACATTGGAATTTTTGCCGTACTTTTTCTCAAGAGCGGCTATGTTTTCCTTGCTGGTGCGGGGGCTATCCCGGCTTGATACCGTCATACAGTACCAGTCCATGCCGTCCCCTTGGAAGCTCTCAGCGAAGCCGCCAGTCGCCTTTGTGGGGTTCCCGCAATAGAGAAGCCTGTTGTTGGCACCGGTCAGGGTGCCGCCAATGGCATCAAGGATGGGGTCAGCAACACCGGATGCTTCGTCAATCACGAAAAACATATTGTCTTCGTGGAAGCCCTGCAGGGACTCAGGCTTTGTGGCTGTACGAGGGACGGCAAACCAGCGGCGGTCATAGCCGTTCATGTACACGCGGGTCTTCGTCCATGTGAACATCATTTGAAGCACCGGGCTTGCGTCAAGCCACTTTGCCATTTCCGCCCACAGGACGTTATCCAGCTGTTGCATCGTTGGTGCGGTGCAGACGATGCGCGGGTAGGAAAAACAGGCAATAAACCACCACATAAGATTTGCTTCCAGTGCCGTTTTGCCCACGCCCTGCCCGGAACGGATGGCAACGCGCCGATGCTGTGATACCGCCACAGCCGCTTCCCGCTGCCATGGATCCGGCTCAAAGTGAGTCACTTCCTTGAAAAACAGGAGCGGGTCTTTGCGGTACCGCGGTATTCTTCTTTGGAAAAACTCACGGCGCGTCATCGTCCATCTCCTCTGCGGCCTGAATGGCTGCTACCCAGTCGTCAACCAGTTCACTCTTTCCGCCGCCGCTCATGCTTCGCAGTTCAGCCAGCTGTTTGATGCACTGGGCTTTCTGCCGCTGTACATCAGTCAGGAGCTTGTTCAAGCGCTCTATGATGAGGTAAGACGCTTCCAGAGTGGAATTTGTCAGGGTTTCATTGCCCGGCAAACGCTCCCCGGCGGCTACTTTGGCATCAATGGCTTCCACATAGGACTGCAAATCGTTCTTTTCCTTTTCAGTGTCACCATCCAGCCGCTTGAAATTCCTGCTTCTCTTGGATGTGGTCTGCGTCTGAACATAGGCTCCCTCTTGAGAATAGTGGGAGATACGTTCCAGCAGATAGCCCTCGCGGGCGGTCAGCAATTTCAGCTCATTTATGAGCAGTTCTTCTGCATCCACATCTTCGTCACAGGCATCCAACAGCTGACGGTGTTCCTCTGTCCAGCTTCGGAACATCAGTTCAGACCACCCACCATGCTTGACGGCATTGCGGTTTCCCTTTGGCGCACCTGCTCCAACGGCATTGACATTTCCCGGCGGCGCGCCCTGTTTTGGTCTTGTTTCAGGGTCAGGTGCGGCGGGTGCATCCTCTGGGTGCAGGGTGCGTTTTGCGGGTGCATCTGCACCCTGCGTCCAGTAGCGCTTGCGCCATGACTTTACTGTGTTGATAGACACATCCAACTTCTTGGAAATCTCGGTGCAGGACAGCCCTTTTTTATACAGGGTGTAGCCTTTATCCCGCTTGTCCATCTACATAGTCACCATCCTCCTTTGTTTGTTTCTGCTCAAACTGGCAGACGGAACACAGAGCGCACGCTACACGATGCCGTCAGCGGCGGTCTGCATTTCTTGTGAAGAAATAGAAAAAGGGAGTATCCAACAGCGCCAAACAGGCTTTCAGAAGATACTGCCCGATGATGATACCGATAAGCTGCATCCGGCCCTCGTGGGTATGCACCCAGCCCAGACCGAAGCCGAAGCTGATGACCGCATAGATCACCGTGTCCCAGATCTGGCTCGTGATGGTGCTGCCGTTATTCCAGAGCCAGCGGCCACCCTTGGTGCTGCCATGCTTGGCAATGTAGCGGTCACGGATTGCATGGAATACGGCCACATCCCACGACTGGGAAACGAGGTATGCGGACAGACTGCCGATGACGAAGATCCAGTTCTGCCCCAGCAGGGTTTGATAGGCATTGTCCATGACGGCATCCGTTGCAGGAAAAGCGCCGGTAATCATAATGCAGGCGGTGGCAAAAATCTGGCCGATAAAGCCATACTTCACCACGCGCTGGGCCGTGGCCTTGCCCCAGATCTCGCCGATGATGTCTGTGCAGAGGAATGTGACGGCATAGGTGATGGCACCGCCGCTCAAAGCCAGCTCAATGGGGCCGATATGCAGGCCGGTGGTAATGGTGCGCGCACCGGTTACGTTGGCAATGACGATGCTGATTGCAAACAACGTAATCAGGATCACCAAATTTTCGTTTGTCTTTTTCATTTTTGCTCCTATTCTTGTGAGCCTGCGGCTCGTGTATATTTCTGTTTGCAGATGGTGGCGCACAGGCTGGCTCTCGCTCCATAGAGAAGTGTTTTATCCGTCAGCTCCAGCCCCCTGCCTTCTGTAATGATCCTCACCGCGGATAGCCGCTGTTCTATGAGGTCTTTGCGGAACTGGTTGATGTGCGCCTTTTGGTTGCCATCATCGAACCAGCCATATTTGACCCCGGACAGCCAGCTGGTGCTGTCTGCAGAGGTACAGAAGCTGTTCTGTGCAATCATCTTCACATCGGTGCATCCCAAAAGGTGGATGTCGATCTCAGGTTTGCGGTTTTTGATGTAGTGGGTCAGATAGCGGGTGTCTTCCCGGAATGTCTTCGGCTTGATGATTCGCAGTTCCGGGATGCTCAGGGCAATGTAGTCGCTGAAATCTATCAAGCTATCCAGTCCCCGCATCCCATCCTCAAAATGGAATACGTTGATCTGGGGGTTATCCAGCAGCTTCTTCATCCGCTCCCGGAAGTACCACGCTTCCCTTACGCCCAGCACTTTCTGGCAGTCCAGCTCGACACAGGTACAGCGGAGATTGTTCTGCTGCACGAATGCTATGAGCTTGTCCTGCCACTCGGTCAGGCTTTCCAACGTCTGTGTCTGCCCTTTCCCGGCACCAAACATCAGCGTGAACAGGCCACTATCCTGTATCACATGGCGGTTGACTGTATCCTGCACACGGATTACATGGTCCGCCGGGAGCCGGAAATCATCATCCGGGCGGCACTTGAGAATGTACTTGTAACAGGAAAACAGCCGGTATTTGGTTTGTGCTGCCAGCAGAGCGGCGTAGAATATTTCTCCGCCGTCGCTCCCGGCAAAATGCACTTTGATGTTGTTATCGAACAACTCGCGCACCCCCAAACCCATCTTCAAGGACGGTGCAGGATGTGGAGTTTTCAAACTGGTTCAAGATTTCAGCGGCGATGTCCTCACAAGAGCGCCGCCCAAAATGACAAGCGCCATCCTCATCCCCATACTTGGAGAGAAGATAGCGCTTGATTGCATTCTGTTGGCTGATGATTTCTATTTCACGGTTTGCATTGCGAACTGGAAACTCTGCCGTAATAAAAAAGATATGACGGTGCGAGTTTTTGAGATATGCGAGTTCTCCATCAGCCTCCGGCCAGCAGTGAAAGCCCTCCATCTGAAGTGCGCATATCACATACTGTGTCATGCCGCATCCTCCAGACGGTACGCAAAGCCCATGTCCTTGAGAACGTCCACGAGGGTGGTTGCGTCCTGTTCAGACAGATCGGGCACAATGACGGTCTTTTTCCCGCCGGGCTGGACTGCCTGCACCTCATTGGGTGCGGGTGCATCGTTTGGGTGCATCTCTGCATCCTGTGCCGGGGCTTCCGGTGCAGGGGCGGCAGCGGGTTCCTCGGCCTTGGGCTTTGCCTGAACCCCGGAATCAAAGAAATTATTGATATAGGGTTCAGAGCCGGGAAGCTCGTACTCATGGCCGCTCTCCGCAAAGGATGCAACCAGTGCGTCAACCTCATGCTGGTCCACTACTTTATCAGCTAATGGATTTCTCATGGGGTGATCATCTCTCTTTCATCTTCTTTTTTTACAGCAAATGCG